CTCGCTTCGCCGCGAAGATACTTGCCGGGAAGGGGGTAGCCGGGAACCGCCCGCCCTTGCAGAGATCGAGCGCAAAGGGGCTGCCGTTGTTCCTGATCGGAGTCGACGGGTTGAAGTCGCAAATCCTGCAACGCCTGACCCGTGGCCAGACGATCCGATTCAGCAACCGGCTTGAAGCGGACTATTACGATCAGGTTACATCCGAGCGGGCGGTTGTGCGGTACGTGAAGGGGGCACCTGTGCGACGGTTTGAACGGATACCGGGCCGCCGGGCCGAGGCGCTGGACTGTCTGGTGTATGCACTGGCAGCCCGTCACGCCTTGACGGTGAGCCTTGACAGGCGAGAAGCCGAGGTCTCGACTATGGCGGCGCCGAGAAAGGCTGCTACAGTAATTCGCAGCAAGTGGCTGGAAGACTACCACAACGATTGAGGAAGTACTCAGCATGAACTTTTCTGATGACTCAAGAGAGTTGGAATTCAAGGAATCTATTAAGAATATCGAGCGCCAAAGGTTCTGGTTCCCCATTGTTGTTCTGGTTCTTCTTATTGGCCACATATGGTTGGCGGGTGGTGACATATTTGAACGCCCAACCATGGAGACCGTGTACCCTTTGGTCATTCTGATCACGCTGTTATTTGTTGGAATGGAGGTCCTGACCGTCAAGATACTTTTGATAAAGGCGGAGTATCGGGACTGGCTGAGAGACTTCAGGAAGGCAAAGTGGGACAGCATAAACAAAGATTAGCCACATCCTGATAGCAAGGCGCGCACTGTTTTTCCAAAGGATGAGTACCTAAAAATGAATCCGCAGGACATCATAGTAAGCGCATCTCATACTATTCCAATTGCAGATATAGACCTTCTAATCCTGTTCAAAGAAAGGGCAGATGAGTTTTTTCAGAACTACCAAGACATAGTTAAAGATTACAAGTATCTGCAAGTAAGCTTTGGACATGAGCCGGACAGACAAGTAACAGCAAGTGGCTTCCATATAAACAGGCATAGAATAAAGGGGCTTCTAGTTGACTATAGGGCGCTTCAGGCTTATCGTGAAAAGATCAAGTTTATGCAAACTGCTGAGCGAATTAAGCGCTTCTTCGACAGCGAAAAAGTAAGCCAAACCATAGACATAAATATAAAGATTTGGAACGATCTTGAATATTTGTCCGGATGGAAGGGCTATGCGTTCGATGACCTGGTGTCGATACTGTTTAACAGCCAACTATTCCACACCGATCCTTCCAAGCAAGCAGACTTGCGGGAAGTGAGAAAGGCGTTTACCACAGACGCCCTATCTGCATTATTGTTCTTCGGAGTTCAGAGGCGCGCAGTTGCGGTTCGAAATCTACTTTATATCTTAGCCCCCTTTTCGAGCGAGCGGCACGAGATTAGGATACCAGAGCGCACATTCTTCTAGAAAAGCAAACAGCCTTTCCCAAGTTGCTGCAACGGTACGGCACCTCTGAGACCCACAAGCTTCCGTCAAGCTGGCACATGTGGCCCGGCTCAAAGCCATTGTCATGCTGGAAAACTACTGGGTGATATGCGGGGAACTGTCCAACCGCAGCGCCAATCCAAATCGGGGTTTCGGGAACTTCGATCATTTTGCGACTCCATTGCTTCGATGGAATCAGCATGTAGGGAAATGGAATCAATCGCAAGAAACGTCTAAATTGATATTCACGGCAAACGTGAGTCTCAGAAAAACGCCGCGTCCAGATTTTCGGGCGTGATGGGAATTCCGTTCTGCCGCATGTGCTGGGCCACCAGGAAGGCGACCACTTCGAAGGGGATTCCAAGCCGGGAAAGGTTGCGGGCGACCCGGCGAAGCTGGTCAATTTGCGATCTGCTCATGTTGCACCCTCCTTTCCTTTGATCGGCAGAGGGCGGCCGGACTCTGCGAAGCTTAGCCGCCCCCTGCCTTCTCACTGTCACCCCTCCCCAGGGGTACTCCCGACCACCATCAAGCGGAGGAAGTGACACGAGTCATGTTGTAACTGCATTGACGATGCAAGTGGAATCAGTGCTGTTGACAAGTATTTTTCGGTTACAGCAAGGTGCGATTCCCAGAGAGGAAAACCGCCATGAAACTCGATCTTAAGGACATTGCAGAAGTGATCTGTCGGGCAGAGGACCGGGCCGATCTAACGAAGGTCTACAACCAGCTTCGAAGCCTGGGCGCAAAGCGACTCATTACTGAACCGGGCGCCCAGGAGGTCTATGGACCACGCGGTGCGCTTCTGTATGAAGCCGACTCCGTCTTCCGCGCCCGCCTCCTGATGGTGCTGGTGGATCTCGGCTTCGAGACTGACTCACTGCGGCAAGTCTACTCTTCCGCATGTGCCAACCGGACGATCCACACGGAAGCAGGCGGCTTTGACCTGAACCTGCAAGAGGTCATTCGACAGTATGCCGAAGAGACGCAGAATGCTTTCACTCTGGAAATCACGGCTAGCCGAGACGAGACCTTCGGCTTCCATGCCCAATGGCTGATGAATGGGGAAAGGTTCGGCCGCCCTGATCCGCACGATTCCGTGGTGCTGGGCCGGACCATTGAGGCCGTGATTCAAATCCCGGTTCACAACATCTTCGCCCCGCTTCCCGCCGCACTTGATGCATTTGGGCGCGAAGAATGAGTCTGCTTTCCCGTATCTTCGGCAAGTCCGAACCCGCCCAAGCCCGTCGCTTTGACGGGGCTGCCGGTGGCCGTCGCGGCGGGGGTATGGGAACCTTTGGCCGGATCAATCCGGAGACTTCCGCCTCTGGTCCGGCCCTTCGGTCGCGGGCATCCTATCTGGCGGTGAACAACCCGTGGATTGCCAATGCCGTTGGCAACCTTGCCGGGGCACTGGTGGGGCCGGGGATTCAGCCGTCTTCCAAGCATCCGGAAGCCCAGACCCGCAAGGCGCTGAACCGCTACTTTGCCGACTGGTGCAGCCGCGCGGACGCTGAAGGGCGCACCGACTTTTCCGGGCTTCAAGTGGCAATCGCGGACTCAATGGTGAAGGCGGGCGAAGCCCTTGCCCTGATCAGCGAGACTGCAGACGGGCCGCGCCTTCGCATCCTTCCGCCGGAACTAATGGACGAGTCTAAGTCCGTTGAACTATCGGACGGCCGGGCGATTTTTTCGGGTGTCGAACTGGACGCAACCGGGCGGCGGGCTGCCTATTGGATCATCCCAGAACGCCCCGGCAAGGTATGGCAGACCTATGCGCCTTCTGTCCGGATCGAAGCTAACTCCGTCCTGCATGTCTTCAAGCCGCTGGCCCCCGGGCAGTTGCGCGGGGTGTCTTGGCTGGCCCCGGTGATCCTAGGTGCCTCTGACTTCGACAAGCTTTGCGATGCCCTTCTGAAGGGCGCCCAGGTCGCGGCGATGCATGCGGGCTTCATTACGGACCTGAACGGGACCGGGGAACCGTATGACGGCGAGACCCCCAGCCTTGAACCGGGCGCCCTGATACGGCTTCCGAACGGGACCGACATTAAATTCAACTCGCCTGCCCAGTCGCAACAGGTCGCCGAGTTTCTGAAGCTGAACCTTCGGCAACTAGCGGCCGGGCTGGGGCTACCCGATCACATGCTTTCGGGCGACCTGTCCGGGGCCAACTATTCCAGCTTGCGAGCGGGGCTTCTCCCCTTCCGGCAACGCATGGAACAGGTCCAGTATACTGTCCTGGTTCCGCAATTCCTGGCCCCCGTTTGGCGGGCCGTGATCCTGCATGGAATCCTTTCGGGCGATCTGAACGCAACCGACTTCGAAGCGAACCCCGAGTCCTATTTGCAAGCGGAATGGCTGCCGCCCAAGCCGCTTCAGGTGGACCCGCTCAAGGACGTAACCGCGACCAAAGCAGAACTGGACGCAGGACTTACCAGCCGCCGGAAGGCCGTCGCGGAACGCGGCTGGAATCTGGACGATCTGGACGCCGAAATTGAAGCCGAGAAGGGGAACGCCGCGAATGGCAGCAATTGACCACAACCTGACCCGCGCCGCGACCTTCGCACCTTCCACCTGGAACGCCGAGGCGGGGACCATCGAAGCCGTGATCTCCACCTTTGCGGACGTGGTGCGATGTGACGCCAAGGGGGCTTACTTGGAACGGCTGGACCCGGCCGGGCTGGACCTGTCCGGGCTGGACGGGGCGCCGCTTCTGGACGGGCACCGCACGGAGTCCGCCCGCGACGTGATTGGATCGATTGTCGGGCATCGGATGGAAGGCGGGAAGCTGGTCGCGACGATCCGGCTTTCCCAAGCGGCGGACGCTGCCCCAATCGTCGCCCGCATCGCGGAAGGAACCGTTCGGGGAGTCTCGATCGGTTACCGGGTTAGCAAGTGGGCAGATGAATCCGACCCGACGACGAAAGGCCGAATTCGGAAGGCCGTCGCCTGGTCGATCAGTGAAGCATCTGCCGTGCCGATCGGGGCGGACAGAGGGGCAAAATTCAGAAACCAGCAAGAGGCAGAGACCATGACAACTGAGACCGAAGACCGGGCCGAGACCCGCAAAGAGATCCGGGCGATTGCCCGCGCTGCCAATCTGTCCGCCGACTGGGCAGATGCGCAGATTGACGCCGACGCGACCGTGATCGAAGTCCGGGCGGCTGCCTTCGAAGAGATGCAGAAGCGCGGCAAGGCGCTTCCCGTGATCAAGGTGGGGCCGTCGCATGAAGACCCGGCTGCGACCATGCAGCATCGGGCGGACGCCCTGCATTCGCGGCTGACCGGCGCCAAGCCCAGCGATCAGGCACGGCCGTTCATGGCCGAGTCCCTTCGCGACATGGCGCGGGCCGCCGTGGAAGCTTCTGGACAGTCCACGCGCGGCATGGATGCTGACTCGCTGTTCCGGGCGGCAATCCATGGCACCAGCGACTTTCCGGCGCTGCTGAACGCGGCCGGCAACCGGGTGCTGATGGACGCCTATCAGGTGGCAGCTTCGCCGATCCGGACACTTGCCCGGCAAACCACGCTTGCCGACTTCCGGCCCGCGTCTAAGCTGAAGCTGTCCGACGTGGGGGCGCTGCAGGAACTGACCGAACAAGGCGAGATCAAGCACACGACTCGCGGCGAGGCCGTGGAGTCTTACGCCTTGAAGACCTATGCCACGCAATTCAGCATTTCCCGCAAGGCGCTGATAAACGATGATCTTGGGGCTTTCCGCGACTGGGGCGCGACCGCTGGCCGGATGGCGGCTGAGACGGAAGCCAACGTCCTGGTGGGGCTGCTGCTGTCAAACCCGATCATGGGGGAAGACGGGGAAAACCTGTTCGATGCTGCCCACGGCAACCTTGCTGCCAGCGGCGGTGCCCTGAGCGTCACGACCCTTGGCGCTGCCCGCAAGGCAATGCGCGGGATGAAAGGTCTCGACGGCAAGACGCCGATCAACGCCACCCCGCGCTATCTGGTTGTCGGGCCGGAACTGGAAACCACGGCGGAACAGGTCTTGGCATCGATCTATGCCGCGACGGTGGACGACGTGAACCCCTTTGGCGGCAAGCTGTCGCTCCTGGTGGAACCCCGGATCTCCGGCAACCGCTGGTACGTCTTCGCCGATCCGGCCGCGCTACCGTGTCTGGAATATGCCTACCTGTCTTCGGCCCAGGGTCCGCAGATGGCCAGCCGCGAAGGCTGGGACGTGCTGGGGATGGAATACCGGGTGGTCTTGGACTTCGGGGCAGGAGCCGTTGATTTCAGGGGCGCTTACCTGAACCTGGGGCCCTAAGCCGTGGCAACGTTGGCCCAACTTCAGGACTGGCGCGACCGCCTGAAGGATGCCCGATATTCGGGCGTCCGCCGGGTCCGGGACTCGAACGGGGAAGAGGTCGAGTATCGCAGCGATATCGAACTGGCCCGCGCCCTTGCCGCAGTCGAATCCGAGATTGCCGGGGCATCACGCCCACGGCCTTCGATCATCTATCCACTCACAAGCAAAGGGGTCTGACATGGCCACGAATTTCGTACAGGCGGGAAGCCAAATCACCATCCCGGCGCCGGAACTGGTTTCCAGCGGAGGAGTCGTCATCGCTGGCAGCATCGCGGGCGTTGCCCTTGGCGGTGCAGCTTCCGGGCAGCCGGTTGACGTTGCCGTCACTGGCATCTGGGAACTGCCCAAGGTGGGCGCGCAAACCCTTGCCCTTGGCGAACCAGTCTATTGGGACGCGGCTGCCGATCTTGTGACCGAGACGCCTTCCGGCAACACTCGACTCGGGACCGTGGCCAAGGCCGCAGGGCCTGGAGTCGCGACTGTGGCCGTCCGCCTGGTTTCGATCTGATGCCCGCCCCATGCGCCATAGAGCCGCCCGCAAAGCGGATGCTGTCGCGCGTGGAGGCGGCTGCCTATTGCGGGGTTGCCCCTAGCACCTTCGATAAGATGGTGAAGGACGGGATGGCCCCGCAACCACTCAAAGTCTACGCCCGAAACCTCTTCGACCGGCACAAGCTGGACTCGGCGCTGGACGCCCTGTCGGGAACCGTGTCCGAACCGATCGAACCTAACGAATGGGATACAGTGTAATGACGAAACAGCTTCGGAAGCCACCAAAGTACTGCCAAGGCTTCGAAGATAGGCATGGGAAAGTCCGCTATTACTATCGGCGGCCGGGCT